ATAAATTTAAAACCAAACAGTGCTTCAGCTATTGCAAGAAGTGGCGGTACTACACTTTATCTAAACAGACTTTCTTCAGATGGTGATATAGTTTCTTTCAGAAAAGATGGCACAACAGTTGGAAGTATTGGTACTTATTCAGGCAACCCTTATATAGAATCATCTAGTAACTTTAGCTTGATGTTAGCTTCGTCAGACATTCGCCCTAGAACTGTCGGAGGTACAAGTAATAATGATGGAACTATTGATTTAGGTGTATCTAGTTCAAGATTCAAAGACCTTCACCTTTCAGGAACAGCTAATGTTGGTGGTTTGAAACTTGGTGATAATGAATTTATTTTAGCAGGAACAGGAAGCGATTTAAAAATAGGACACGATGGTACAAATAATATTATCCGTAGCCAAGGTTCTCCGTTATACATTAATGCCAATAACCATATTTTTACAGGTTATTCTCCATATACAGAACATATGAGACTGGATGCCTCGGGGAATCTACTTGTTGGGACTACTTCAACAACACTATATAGTGCAACTTCAGGTGGTGGTATTTTACTAGACCCGAATGGTCCATCTACAATTGCTAGAGAATCTTCAGGAACACAACCTTGTTTAATATTAAATAATACAGGTAGTGATGGTGAAATACTGCAATTCAGAAAAGACGGCTCAACAGTTGGAAGTATTGGTTCTAATGGTGGTAACTTAACAATATCAGGTACAACCAATAAAGCAGGTCTTTACTTTAGTGGCAACAAAATTTCACCAATGTTAAGCAATACTAGAGATGATAATGAGATAGATTTGGGTGGTGCTACTTTTAGATTCAAAGACATATATGCCACCAACGGAACTATCCAAACATCAGACATAAACGAAAAACAAGACATAGAAGATTTATCAGAAGCAGAAACTAGAGTTGCAGTTGCAGCTAAAGGATTACTGAAAAAGTACAGATGGAAGTCTGCTGTAGCTGATAAAGGTGATGATGCTAGAATACATTTTGGTATAATGGCACAAGATTTACAACAGGCTTTTAGTGCTGAAGGTTTAGATGCAGGTGATTATGGTATGTTTATATCAACCACTTGGACAGACGAAACAACAGGCGAAGAGAAAACTAGGTTAGGAGTCAGGTATAATGAACTCTTAGCATTTATAATTGCAGCAATATAGGAGAAATATAACATGGCAAATACATACACTTGGGATTGCAAAACAGTAGATGTTTATCCCACATACGAAGAACACAGTGACACAGTTTACAACGTACACTGGAGACTTAACGCTGAGAGCAGCGAGACACACGAAGTAGATGGTGAGCAAGTACCATATACAGCTAGTGTTTATGGCACACAATCATTATCACTAGAGGATATTGGTTCTGACTTTATACCTTTTGCAGACTTAACTAATGAAGTGGTTACTGGTTGGGTAGAAGGCATTATGGGTGAAGAGGAAGTAGCAAATTTAAAGTCTGCTTTAGACTCTAAAATAGCTGAAGAGATTAACCCAACTACTGAAACAAAAACAATAGGTGAATAATATATGGATACTTTAATAGGATTAATTATTGTAATAGGTATATCTTTATTTATAATAAATAAGAAGAAGCCTGAATGGCTAAAGCTTATTAAAAATAAAATACTTGGAGAGTAATATGAGTGAAGAGAAAAACGTAATAATTAATTTTAATGGTAGAGAATATACAGCAGAAGATTTAAACGAAGAGCAAACCCGTTTAGCTGTTGAATTAAATGTAGCTGGAAGAGAACTAGCTGAGCTACAAAGAAGTTACAATCTATATAACATGATTAACAATCATAAGAACATATTGATTGAAGCCTTTGATAAAACTCTACCTAAAGAAGAGGAAGTAGTAGAGGAAGACTAATGCCTAGAAAGACCGCTAATGATGTAGCACACGACCTTAAAAACCATGAGATTCAATGCTCAGAAAGGTGGACTACAGCATTTAAGCATTTTGAAAAACTAGATGATGATATTGCTGGTTTGAATAATTGGATTAAAGGCGGTCTAACTACAATAGTCATTTCAATGCTATTAATTCTCTTGAGAGATTTTCTTATTTAATTTATGAGCATAACCAAAATCGCTGAAGTGGCAAATAATGTCTTGGACAAATTTGTTCAGGATAAAGACTTAAAAGAACAACTATCACATGACTTACAAAAAGAACTTATATCTTTGGATAAAGCACAAATTGCTCTTAATGCTGAAGAAGCGAAAAACGGGAACTGGTTTGTATCGTCATGGAGACCCTGCATTGGATATGTTTGTGGGTTTAGTCTTTGCACTCATTACATTATCTTGCCTATCGCAACTTGGATAGCTGTAGTTAGCGGTACTGATTTACAGCTTGAAAAACTTGAATTTGATTTTTCGCAACTTACTACAATTCTTTTATCCCTACTTGGGATGTCATCACTTAGAACAGCAGAGAAGTTTAGAGGAGTCCATAACAAATAATATGTACGATAAAGTTAAAGAAATGCTAGTCAGGCATGAAGGGGTTATGTGTACCCTTTATCAATGTAGTGAAGGTAGATGGACTATTGGTGTGGGTAGAAACTTGCAAGATAGAGGTGTTACAGAAGATGAAGCTATGTATCTGCTTGATAACGACATCAAAAGAGTTATGAGTCAGCTTGATGAATACTGGACTGTTTGGCGTAGCTTTCCTGAAAAAGCACAGCTTTGTTGTGTTGATATGTCGTTTCAAATGGGTATTAAAGGGTTTATGGGTTTTAGAAGAACAAGAGCCTTAATGGAAATGGGGATGTGGTTAGAAGCATCAGAAGAATTATTAGATAGCAAATATGCTATACAAACTCCAAACAGGGCAAATTACAATTCACGACAACTAGCATTGTGTACTAAAGATGCCAAAAAAGACATCGGAAGACCACCAAAGTAATTCTCGACTTGGTGCTTTGGGAGAATCCCTAGTACAAACATTCTTATTGGAATACGCTGACTTTTGTTATTCAACTCAAGAAAAACATCCAGCAGATTTAATGGTAGAATTTGCCAATGCAAAATACACAGTCCAAGTCAAAAGCAGAAGAGAGTCTAAAGAAGGCAAATACACTTTTGCATCTGAAACATCAAGGTCAATGTCAGAGATTTATAAGAACTATCATTGTGATATTCTTGCTTTCGTTTTCTTTAGCCAAGAACATAAGCGAATTCTCTTCAAACCAAATACTACTTCGCAAACCTACTTTACCTTTGATAAAAAGATAATCACACCAAACCTAGAAATAGATTCCTTACAAGAAACCTTAGATACACTTAGCCAAGTGCCAGTATTAAACCCTTTAAAATAATTTATATATTTATTTGCATATTTGTATATTTATGTATATAATGTATGTATGTTAAATAAAAGTAAGGAGTTAAATAACATGACAACATTTACCAAAAACCAAATAGAAGCAATTAAATTATTCAATGAGCATGTTGAAGAGTCAGATTTTTGGGCTGAAAAAGATGCTAATGATTTGCAACCAACAGATATAACAGAATATATATACATGGATGAAGCAATCAATCTATTAAATGCAAATGGGTGGACTTTTGAAAGTGCTGAAGGAACTATTGGCAGTTTAATAAATAAAGATGTTATGTATGAATATGATTACTGCATACACAAAGAAGCACCAGTTTTTGTGGTTCACTGGATTGATTTAGATAATGTAAAGGAGTGTGCATAATGACTAGATACACTTTAGAAGTAAAACTACCTAGCTTAGGCTGGGTAGTTGCCATCAAGACTAGCGACTTATTCTACATGGCTAGAAAAAGAGCTAGGTTAATTAAACAAGGTCACGAAGTAAAACTAACTAAAAAGAGGGGGAAGTAATGGAGAGATTTGCAGAAAGATTTGATGATGCTTTTTATATTTGGGAAGACCATATAGAAGGCATAGATAAACCAGTTCTTTGGGAATACAAAAACAGAGATAAGTGTTTTTACCAGTACCCTATGTATAGAAGGTCAGATTACAAAATACTGGTTCAACTAACCAAAGAGCAAAGGAAGATAGCCTTAGACTTCTTGGATGCGTTACATGCACCATTAAACGAGGAGACAAGACAACATAACAACGAGAAGGCTAGGCTGAGGAGATTGAAGTAATGGAATATGTAATCATGTTAATAGTGGGATATATATCTTGCTTGGTAATACTAATGGCGATTGAGTCAGATAAAAGGAGAGATAA